CCTAGGAAATCATTATTTATAGTACCTGTATTACTAGTATTAGTAGTATTCATTTGCTTCTTTAAAAAACTCTTAAGTTCATCCTTCATTACATCCTTTGTAGATGTATCCAATACAAAATTGGTATTAACATTGGTATTTGTTTGTATTTCAGTTGGCAACAAGTCTATTGCTGTATAAGAATTATTGATACCTACATTTTTTGTATTCAAGTCATAACTAAAATTACTTGGATTAAGTTCACCTTTTGAAATCGTGTCAAACATTCCTTGATATTTCTGTGTTGGCGAGTTTACTAAATCCTTTATTTTTGGAACTGTTAACGTTGTTTTGAAAAATCCTATTAAATGATGTACTAAAAATATTAATGTAATAGATATAAGTGAAATTTGAATAATCCAACTAAGCATAATATACTAAAATATTAGTTTAGGTGCGATAAAAACATATTAAATTCCTCTTGGAAAAACTGATCACTCAAATCTAAATTTGTTAGTTCATCGTATACAAAATAGAAATTAATTGGAACTAATTCTTCACCCATATGCTTGTCTGGTGAAAAATAAGAGCCGATTACTACTGGCTCCTTTAAACACTCAATCACCAACTTCAACTTGGCCTTTTTGTTTGTCTGATATTCCAATATAGTCAATTTTGTTAGTATATAATTTACAGGTAGCTGCGAGACAACTGAGCAATAAACATACTTTGTTTTGTCAATTAATAGGTCACTATTTGTTGGTCCAAAATTTTTAATTAACTGAAACTGCGGATCAAAATTGGGTTCACAACGGTAAATCTTTTCCTTGTTACCTTTTTCTTTTTCTATATAATGAATGCCATAGTCTTGAGAAGCCAACTCAAACTTGTCAAATGAATTTGTTTGTAAGTCTTTAAGATTTGTTAGTTTGTTTTTAATGGTAGACGGAAAAATATTAGATATATAGATTTTCATTCTTGTTATTATTTATTTTATTGTAAACTATTTAAACCCATTTTTTATATGAATTGTATAGTAACAAAATGCCACCATTAACAATTATATTAGTAGAAAAGACAGGTGAATTGAAAACGCTGTCAATAAAAGATTATAAAGAAGATGAATTGTTCAAAAAGTGCGGGTTCAAAAAAGCTGATGATTTTTCTAAGCAGATTGATTGGCCTGCTAAAATAGATGGCCAAAAATATATAATTTCTATGTATGGCAAGTCAGAAGGTAAAGCAAATATGGAAAATAAATACGATTTTCCACCACCAATAGACAACAAATTGTATTTTGGATGTTGTGCTTTAGTTGCCCAGAGCAGTGATGATTTAAATAAGAAATCTTTATCAAATTTGTCTTTGGAACTATGGAATAAAATATATGACAAATTATTTGGCGGGTTTGAAGATTTAATTGTTGCTAAGACTGAAGACGACGATGATCTTGAAGAAGACGAACTAGATGTCGTTCCAAAATCCAAAAAGACAAAGACAGGAAGCTATTTGAAAGACGGATTTGTTGTAGATGACGACGAAAACGGAGATGGGGATGATGATGATATATCAGGTTCGTCTGATGAGTCAGATGAGGACGATGATACAAATGATGTAGCTGCTGATACTGCCGACGATGGCTTAATTTTAGAGGATATTGGGTCTGAATTATCGGAAGAAGATTATGACTATAGTGAGTAAAAGTAATACGTTTTTTTTGCTAATTAAAAATAAATTATATTTTTAAATGACAACGATTGTATCTGGTTTCTTTTCTAATGTAAACAATAATAGAAGTATTGAAAAATATATTGATTACGGGAAAAAACTGTGTAAAATAAATATAAATAAAATTATATTTATTGAAGAACATATTTATAATGAATATTTTAATAGTGAAATATACCCTACAACAACTTTTATTTTTACAAGAAAAGAAAATTTATATTTATATGAATATACCAAGAACGACTTAATAAATTTTAATAAATTGTCTACAGACAATCCATCAAAGGATACATTAGAATATATGTTTGTCCAGTGTAGAAAAACTGAGTGGATCCGAGAAGCTATAGAAAAAAACCCTTATAGTAATATTCTCAATTTGTTTGGGTTGATTTTGGAATTTATCATGTAATAAATGACGATGAATTATTTAACAATGCGATTTGTGAATTAAATAATAAACCTTATGAAAATGTTCGTATAGCATCAGGTCAAGCTGATAATATAGACAATATTTATACACATATTAAATGGTTCTTTTTAGGTGGCGTTTTTGGTGGAAACTCTGATAAGTTACTTGAATTTGCTAATTTAATGAAAACAAAATGTAATGATATCATTAAAAATAAAAAAACTATTATGTGGGAAGTAAATATTTGGTATCTTATTTATTTGGATAATCCAGATTTATTTGATAGATATTTTGCTAATCATAATAGCAGTATATTAATTAAGTATTAATTATAAAATGATATAAAATTTAAATTTAAAATAATATATGTGTGAATATTTTATTTTAACCAAACCAAATGGCTCTAATATTGACCGTGATGATAAAAATCAAATTATATCTGTAAAGGAAAAGATATATATATTACCCAAAAATAATATTAACTATTATATTAGTAACGGTTTATTTGAGAAAAATTTAATAGAGTGGTGTAAACAATTTTGTAAAAAAGACCAGAACATATTAGATATAGGTGCGCATTCAGGAACATATACAATCAGCTTAGCAGACTATTGTAAAAATGTATATGCGTTTGAACCACAAAAAATGACGTTTTATTCTTTATGTGGAAGTATCGCATTATCTAATATTACAAATGCCACTTGTTTGAATTATGGATTAGGGTCAAGTGAACAAGTAGGAAAGCAGATATTAAAAATTGTAAGCGCAGATGGCGGTGGGTCTACTCTCCACAGTAATAATAATACTGTTTTACAAACTGAAGAAATTGAAATTAGAACTCTTGATAGTTTTAATATAGATAATATTAGTTTCATAAAAATAGATGTAGAAGATAATGAGTTACAAGTACTAATGGCATCTCAAATTACTCTTGAAAGATCTAATTATCCCAAAATATTATTTGAAATGAATATAAAAAATACCAAACTAATAGATTTTTTGGAACAATTGAATTATAATATTATACCAATTAATAGTTATAATAATATGTTTTTAGCGGTAAATAAAGAGATAACGCGTTAATACAAAATGATCTAATTATACTTTACGATTGAATCTATATACTTTTTATCGTAAACACCGATTCTAGTTGTCCTATCCCAATTGCTATAATTTATTAACACGCGATCGTGTTCTACTACAATACTCAGACAATATTCCACAGCTTCTCTGTCAAACTTGAACGGTGCCGAGTACCTAAGTAAATTCATATGTGAATCAAATACAGAAATAATATGATAATAATGACGCGGACTATCATAAGAGACAATATGATTAATAAACCATATTTCGGTTTCATTTTCTTTTTCTACAATGTTTAATGAAATGTTATTAATAATGCTATTGCTATTTGTAGTAGTGTTCACTGGTTTATCATAAACAAACCCACAAGTAGATCCTCTAACGCGCGCAAATATTTTTGGCATTTGCTTTGTTTCAACAATATTTATCACGTTATTTTCATCCTGTTTACAAATTTTCAAAGGATACCAATCGTAAACAATATGTGTGTCATTATTATACTCAACAAACACCCAATTCTTCTCACAGCCACTATTTTTAAAGGTCTGTTTTAATTCATTTGTGATCAGTTTATGATTATCTGTATTGTAATCACCAGATACAATTCCAATTTGTTTATTTTCGTGATAACCTGTGCCAATAAATTGTAAATTTTTGGTTTTGTCAAAATATATTCTGACATCTTCTACACCAATATACAACCTACCATCAAAAGCCAAATCCATCCATTCACTCTTGATAATATTCAAATCTTTGTCCATTTCTACAAATTTGTTGATTGTTATAATGTGTTTTTCACAATTATGGTATCTTCCGTTACCATCAATATAATAATTGACATATCTAATGTTCATCAAATATCCATTGTGTAACGAATTTTTAATTAAACAACTAGACGACGATGTAAATTTAATATTTTCGTTATTTATATTATGCTCAGCAGTATTATCAATGACAAATGTCTTGGTACGTTGTAATATATGCTTATAAAATTTCAAATTAGACAACACATTGTTTATTTCCGAATCATTGTTGGAATTATTTAAAAATCGGACAGCTTGGTCATTAATATTGGTTATACTATTATAGAACGCAATTATGATATATTCATAGTAAATAGAATGCGTATATACATCATTATGTAAGAACAAATATTGATCACGGTTTTCATTTTTGTCAAGTATTTCCTTGGACATTTTATAAAATTGCATTGCCAGTTTGTTCTTACCATTTAGTCTATAATGTTTAATAATTTCATATAGTCCTTCAAGACGCTGTGGGTAATGATTATATCCCTCAAGCCAATAATATAACGCATCGCTGAATTTTCCCATATTTTGATAACATTTACCAATTCTAAAATAACTATACCAGACTTCTTGATTCCAACCACCCATTTCTATTCGTTTTTTATATGTCTCAATTGCTTTTTCATAATGTCCGGAATCGTGATAACTATTTGCCAAGTAGAAATGATATCGTACATTATTTGGTTCCTCTTTAATGCCATCCGTGAGCAACCGAATGTCGCGTTCATATTTGTCACTTTTAGACCCTCCATCTCCAAAATCTTGGATGAATAATTCGTGTTTTTTAATACTAATATTTCTGTTATTTGATGGTCTATCAATGTACTCGTGTGTAACTCCGACATATTTATATAAACCATTATTTCTAACTATTCTCAAGTTTTGGTAATAGAATGAGTCGTTGCCTTGGAGAATGTCAAAACTATCCGCGGTTGTCAGCATAGATTTATCAAATTGTTTTATATCAAGAACCATATCACAGTCCAATAACAAAACATAATCAGACATTCCTAGACACGATTGTAGCGCAAAATTGCGGTTATGACAAAAATTTTTAAATGGCTCATAAACAATTTTCCCAGGAATATTCTTTTCTTTAAAATAGGCTTCAATAATTTCAACAGTATTATCGGTAGAACCAGTATCGCAAATACAATAAGAATCAATGATTTTTGAAACTGAATTGAATAATCGTTCAATAATGCGGCTCTCATTTTTAACAATCATATTCAAACATAAAGTGGGTTGATTGAGTACAAATTCCATTATTGGTATTATTAATAGAAATACTTTGTTTTTAAATTTAAATTTATACGGATATAATAAATGTCTAGTTTAGAGTTTGTAAAGGCGGCAGCAAATAATGATTTACATACAGTGAAACAAATGTTAGAAGAAAATGGCGACCTTTTAAATGCGAAGGATAGGGAACGCGATACGGCAATTATGAAAGCAGTAAGAAACTGTAATGCGACTGATGTTGTATCTTTCTTACTTAAAAAAGGCGCCAATATTAATGATCCTGAATATAGAGACACTATTAATCAGACGCCGATTATTGTTGCTGCGCAGCATGGTTGTGTTGATATTATCAGATTATTAATTGAGGCGGGTATAAAAGATATAAATCATAAGAATGATCAGGGTGAAAGCGCGCTTCTCGCAGCGGCACAAGAGGGACATAAAGAAGTCGTCCAAATATTGTTAGACGCAGGTGCTAATATAAACCAACCAAATTCAGATAACGAGACGGCACTTGCTATTGTAACGAGAGACAGACATAAGAAGGAATATATTAATTTTTTAATAGAAAATGGGGCTAAAGCTGAAGCAAGCGGTATAAAAAATAAGAGGAGAAGAAAGAAGACAAAAAGAAGTAAAAAGGTAAAGAAAAGTAAGAGGAGAACAAAAAGAAGTAAGAAATATTTAAACTAGGTTTTGCTCTTAGCTTTTGGCTCCACCTTTCTTTACTACGTTAGAAAAGGTTCACGAAGTTAAGAAAAATTAAAAATTGATTTTGATTTAAATATAATACAATCTATTATAATATATTAAAAAGATGTCTGCTATTGTCAAGAATATTGAAAACCCTGATACATTTAGATCGAATATCTGTAAGAAGTTGTCGTCCTTCTTCTCGGAGAATATGAAGCACGCAACCAATCTGGAAAAAGGAATTTATAACTGGGCTTTAAAAGAGGCCACGAATCGCAAGGTTGTCAAGAAGTGGGATAATCAGTTCTTCATTCAAATCTATTTGGACCATCTGCGCAGCATATTTGTCAATTTGAGAAACGACAAGCTTGTACAAATGGTTTTAACTGGCGAAATAAAGGCGCACGAATTGGCTTTTATGACGCACTTTGAGATGAAGCCTGATAAATGGGAAGAAATGATTAAAGCCAAGAGTATTCGTGATAAGAGCAAATTTGAACAAAATATTGAAGCAATGACAGACACATTTACGTGTCGCAAGTGTCGGTCTAAGAGATGTACTTACTATCAGCTTCAAACGAGGTCTTCGGACGAACCAATGACGGTATATATTTCTTGCCTAGATTGTTCGACACGCTGGAAGTGTTAAAAATAATTATTTCTGACCACAAATTATTTATACCCATCGTAAAATAAATAAACAATTTCTAATAACTCATTATTTTCATCGTGTAAAATCCGATTAATTTGCTTATTTACTTCAGCCTGTAAATCAGGCATTCTTTTTTTCAATGGTATATCAATAGGTTTTCCATCTGAGTCAATATATTTATCTGGATTAAACCGAATAAACACAAATTTACCACTGTGTATTAAATATAAATCATCATATCGTATTTCTTCATCTGTCGCATTATATCGTTTATGTTGGTTTTCATCAGTTTCAATACAAAGCAAAGTATTACCAATTAATTTACGATGATCAATTCGCCGACGATGTGAACAATCACAATTGCCAGTCCATAATGGTATGTCGTGAATAAACCCATCAAAGTTTTCATTTAAGAAATCTCTTACATAATTTTCTTTTGATTTTATCCTAATTTGAAATACAAGTGGGTCATTTGGAAATAAATTGGCAAAACAATGAGTACAATAGTATCTATATTTAACATTCCCACAATTAGTACAATCTTTATTTTTACATTTATTCATAATATTTATCATGTCTGTTTCTTTACATCCTGAACAGAACATTGCCTTTTCACCAAAAAAATTAAAATTAGCTTGATCTTTATTACATTTAATACATAACCGTTTTCTTAGCATAATCATATCAGGCAATTTACAACTGCTACAATATTCCGGTTGTAATCCTTCATAATTAAATGAAGGTTGAACCTTACCACATTTACATTTTTTATGATTAATGTCAACCATATCAGGTAAACAACATTTGGAACAATATTTAGGTTTTAAACCTTCATAATTGAATCCAGCATTATTTTTATTACAACCAATACATCGGTTACAATAAATATCAATCATATCAGTTGTTTTACAACTAGCACAATACATTGGTTTTAAACCTTGAATATTAAATGTAGGTCGTGATTTTCCGCAAAAACATCTTCGATC